GTACGTGATCTGGCAATATAACAAATTCATCGGCATCTTGCGGGATACCAGTACAATCTTCTTCAAGTGTGACTAACCCGTTTGATTGCAAGAATGTCAATATTGGTTTAGACTCACCGGCTAAATCACCTGTTACAAACAACAGTGTTTGATGATCATACGTTTCATCAAGACCTACAAGGTTAGTTGAAAATGTATTTACAGTAGGACTGACCACACTTGTCACAGTCCCTTCAGTTACGTAGTTTGCTTTACGCAATATGTCCATCAACTTACCAAACGTGCCAGCTGCTACATGATCAGCATATGCCTCATCCCAGACAACATCCGCTATATCTGCAGCCGTAGGATCAAGTGATGCAGTAAGAGTACGAGTAGCGTTAGCCCATATTTGTGCAGCTGTAGGGTCAAGTGACGCAGTAAGTGTACGGGTAGCATTAGCCCATATCTGTGCAGCCGTAGGGTCAAGAGAGGCAGTAAGTTGCCTGTCTGCATACGACCACACTTGAGCTGCGGTTGCACCAGTCGATGAATACCACGTGTAATCGACTACCTCAGCCATAAGTACAACTGGACGTATGTTTGTATCTTGAACTGTAACCGTAAGAATGCCAAGGTCAGAAAGGTAACTTTGCGGTATCTCGTAATACCAATGCCCCTGACTTATGTGTGTCAATGAAGCAGGTGTAGTTGGTTGTGTTGCAAATGCTACACCATTCTTAAACAGATTTACGGTAGCACCAACTAATGAAGTCACAGGGGTGTATCCGTCCGCAGCGGAAGCCAGAAACATATAAATTTGTCTGTATGTTGCTGTTGTCTCGTTCTGCTTTAGCTTTTGCATTAGTTGATACCTGCATTTATTGTATACCGTGGAGCTGCTGTCAATGTGCTAGTCCCTGATACGTCCACGCCATCAATTATAAAATCCCATTCCGGTCGTAATGTATCAGTTACTGTAAATGTACCGGATGACGGGGTAGACCTTTCAATCCAACATGATTCCCAACCGGGTGTCAAAGCATTGAAATATGCCGAATTACCAGTGCCAAAATCTAATCTTGGTCTAACTTGATCAAATGTACCAGATGTTCTACTTAAACCAATGTAATAATATTGCCCAGCTGTCAGGATAGGACTATTGGCAAACATATATGTAAACGGTCTAGTAAAACTTGAAGTGCCAGCTGTTTGTTCATTGTCGACGGCCAGTGTTCCATTGGTAATAGGCGTGGTTCCAGACACTGAATCATATATCTTTATGCTCATATCCCACGACCAGTTAAGTGCGTGATAGAAACGTATGCCCTGTAGAGCAAAAGAACTTAGGTTAGTGTTAGTCAACTTGATTCTTGCACCAACTTCAGCTGAAGTGTGAGTGTAGTTATTAATCCCACCGAATGGCGTTCCGTACCATTGAGTACTACTACCTATTGCAGATATCCCAGAGCCAGTGCCTCTAGTGCCACTGGTTGCTATATAAGGAAAGGCGCTAATACTATCAATATACGAATCTGTGCCAAAGTTAGTTGATAGTTGAAGTGTCTCCGTGCCTGAAAAACCAGACTGAGGCTCAATAACTAATGCAAGTACGTCACCTCTAGTAACGTTAGCATTTTGCCCTACTGGCGTTGTTGTAAGCGATACGGAAACCATCGCGTTGGACTCTGTGCCGACTGTGTAATCTGTGTAACTACGCCATGTGCCGTCAGGTAAACCAGTAGTAGTTGACACATTCATAATGCCAATGCGAACAATCTTAGTACCAGTCCCGCCACGAGCAACTTGCCTAAAAGCAACACGAGTAACAGTAAACGTACTTTCAGCCTGAAACACAGATGCCCAATATGTACCAAATGCTGTTGAGTTTGAGTTAAAAGTAATGGAATTGATGTCAGGGCCAGCCCACCGTATACGTGGTACTTTCCAACTTGGTATAAATAACTTTGGATTGTAAACAGTTGCCATCAGACTGCCTTAACCCAAATGTCGTCAGGGGTAGCGCAATCCATAATAGCTGTCTTGCCAATAATGTTTTCTTGCGTCCAGTCTAATACTAATAATTTTTTTAAGTAATCTACCCATTGCTGTGGGTCACTAAATTGTTGTTCTCCACCATAATAAGTCACACCAGAGCCATCTGAAAAATCAGCTTGAATACTTCCATCTGAATTTACAGTGCAACTTTTTAATTGCAGTTGAATACTAACCTGCATTATTCACTTACCTTCTTCAATGCTTTTTCAATTATTACATTGAACGCTTGAACAGTACGTAAGCCTAACGTGCCCAACAAAAAAGACAAGCCGATCATCTCGTGTGGCTTGTCCCATCCAAGTTTTTCTGCAACTAATGGCGTTAGATAAATGGCTGAGGCAGCTCCAGACAAAACAGTAACTACTCCCTGCACAACTGATTTAATCTTTGGCCAGTCGGTTCCTATGACGGCACCAATTATTCCAGCCAATAATTGATTAATATCAATATGCAGTTTATCCATCGATGTCCCTCGTCGTTTCGCTGACACGTCTCACCTCCGGTAGTTTAACTGAAAATACTGGTAGGTTGCTATCTTGTCGCATGAAGAAGGCAATCAACGCAGTTGTCATTGCTGGTATACCAGCGCGTATGCCTTCTATGCTACACAATAATAAACTGCGTGTCACCATGCCAAATGACGCATTCTCTGGAACATGCATGGCTTTCCACGCACTATCAAACTCAGGAGCAGCCGATGCTACAAATGCTCCAAGAGCTAACAAAATTAATCGACCCCATGCAATGTTCATTACTTACCTCCGGCTGACATAACTGGCGGTACTGCGAAAATCCCATTCGGTCCTTTATATGATGGATCAAGCCTCATCCATAATTGCATGCGTACTTGGTCGTACCAATCACCCCAGAAAGCACGACCTACAATTGATGGATCATCGTAATTCTTCAATGCAATTTTACGAGCAGCGTATGCCGGAAGTGCTTGCATAAGTAGATCATCACTTATAAATGAGAACGTACCGCTACCTGTAGTAATAGCAGCTGGCAACCCTGCACCACGCGCAGTAAATGCAATAGAAGTTGAAGGCACAGGATAAAAGCCAAGATTGTTGTACCCAGCCTCATACCAGTACGTTGGTTCACCGGCTGTTGCAGTATAACCAAGGTCGTAAGAACGTAACTCATTTTCACCACAGTGAATAATAGGAGTAGTCCCACTATTGATATGCACAGTAAGTGGAAACGCCATTACTGATCCACTAAAGTCATATGTGCGTCCAGTGTGCGACGCAACAGTCAGTGTAGTTGGTAAATACACACAGGTGCGACACATATCAAATGCAGCATCATTTAAATACTGCAGAATCGCACTGTCATTAGATGCAGTTGGTGTAGTACCATCACCGGCAGAAACCTCGGCAATTACAGAATCGTTTGTTTCATTTAAGAGGCGTAATGTCTCTAACCGTAAATCTGTAAAGCCCTTAGCCATTAACGTGTTCTCCGTGCATATGTACTAGCATAGTTTTCAACCATTGCTAATCTCTGTAAGTATTCCGGCTTAAAGATTTGCATAGCGGTAGCATCTGCCATCTGCATACCACGTGCTTGCAATACTGCGTACACTAAACAGTCGTGTGCAACTTCAGGCAAAGGACATTCTGTAGCATCAGTGTTTGGTAAAGGTGTTCCAGCTGAATCATATGCCCAGTTATCACCGGGTTGTGCGTAACCTTCAATTAACATTCCGTTTGTAATTGTTGCGTTAGTTGCTGGATACACACTGATATTGTTCATCCCACGTACAACAACAATCTCCGGTCGATCATCATCAGGCAGGTTGCGGTAATCATCAATGTACTGGTTACTAAAATCAAATAATCGAACCTTTTGATACTCGTTTAAAGTGTCAAGAATTTTAATTACTTTAATTCTATATATATCTGGTGCGCAATAATCATTGACTCCAGCAGTTAGATCTAAATACCGACGGCCAACCAGACAGTCCGTTTGTCGGGCTATCTGATTGGCCTGTTCTAGAATTAGATAGTCTAGGCCAAATGGGTCACGGTCTGCATCAGTGCCAAAGTAGTTTCTACCAAGCATCCTAACATTGCGTTTAATTTGACCTAGATTCATATCTAGAGTACTCCCTCACGTCCATTCTGGATGTGCATGCGAGTGATGTTGATAGTTGCTCCACTTCGTGCAGTTGCACTTACAACACGAAGTCGTAAGAACTTTGCATATGACTGAAGCGGAAGAATAATCATGTCATCACCTGTAGCTGCAGCAGCAGTATAGGTATTCTGCGCTAGTAATGTACTTGCAGATGGAGTGAATCCTGTTGTGTCAGATCCGTGTAATTCAACAAGAATCGTGTCAGCAGCAGTTAAACCAGAATGGTTAAACGCTACATTGACATATAACGGATTTAAAATCTGGCCACGTACGTAATCAGCTGCTGTGACAGATCCATCATTATTGGAATCCATTACAGCACCACTAACACCGTTAATGACCAATCCACCATAGTTGAGTTCTACAGAACTACCAGCAACGTTAGGGCCAGTAGTCGTGCCATTCATTGCAAGAGTAACGACACCGTTTGAAGATGCTGTAGAAATCAAATACTGCGTGGCACCTGCAGATGCGGTTGCGTAAGCAAATGTAAGTTTTGCGTCTCTCATATCAATCCTCCTTAGTTAGTTGCCAACCGCAGACGTCCGATTGAGCGAGTGTTTGGCATCCAGAGACCCATGCCCCAGTCAAACAGAACATTGTGCATGATCCCGTTTTCCTTTGACTTGCCTAAGTATTCAGGCTTGAATGGGCCAGATTGCCAACCTTGCACATAACCAGTGCCGTAGCGTACAGCATAGATGTCAGCAAAGTTTGAAGGAGCAGTAATGACAGGGGAAGTACCGTCAAGCTTGCGTCCAACAGTGCGGATCTTTGCACCCTTATAGGTGTCAACGGATCGATCGAATGCATCAGTATCAGTCGTAAAACCAGTACCAGCTCCGAGCAATCGAATTACACCTTCAAAACGGCGCTTTGTATCTTCGTTCATATAAAGAACAATGCCGTTACCATCAGGAGAATTGAGATTGTCAAACAATTCCTGAAGAGCTAACAAACAGCCGTTTGCCTCGACGTTAGACCATGTACTACTTACATCAAGGGACGCAACGGTAGACACAGGTGCAACTAGACAATCAGTAGGAATATCGTAATCAGCACGATGCTCTAAACGATATTTAATTCCGGGGAAACAGTCTGGGCTGTTACCAGCGGTTGCGGATGTTGGGTCGTTATTAATGAACTTGTCATTAAAATCATACGCAAAACCTTCCATAAAAATCTTGATCTGTGCTTCCACTGGATCAATGATGTTGTTTGGCTGGTCAAGTAAACGAGAGTCAACAGTAATCTTATTGCGAATAAGATACATCTGCTCTTCGTACGATTTTGGCTTGCCCTTGACTGCGTTTGGTTCACCGTTGATAGACGACCAAGTCGGAGTTGGGATTGTGCCAGCTTCGTTCGTGTAACGAACACCAACCTGCCGTAAAGAAGGTGATGTATAGAAAGGGATGTCCTTAATTGCGTTCCATGTCTGGTGCAGGGACATGGTGATTTCTTTTACAAGAGGATCGTTTGAAAGGACAGCTTGATCTGCGAGTGTAAGTGCACCGTTAAAATCGATAGCCATTGGTTACTCCTAACGCCCAATACCAAGCAATCGCGTTATTCCTGATAATGCATTTCGCTGTGGTTGCTGGGGCTGTACTACTGGTTGGGCTGAAGAACTCGTATCAATTGGAGTTGGTACTGTTCGTCGTTCATTTACAAGATCGAGTAGTTCTGGAACAAGAGATTCAACTAACCCTTGTACTTGATTGTGTACTGCTCTGGCTGCTTCTGTTGGAGCAATACCAGATTGGATTAACTGATCTACTACGTCCTCAGCTCGACGTGCATATGGGAATTGCTCAAATGCTTCTACTCTTTGTTGAGTGACCATGTAGTTATTCATTTGAGATACTACTTGGTCGTACCGAAACTTATTGATTTCAGCTTCGGCGTAAGCATTTGCTGCATCAGGATCCATGTAATCTGATGTGACTTTATTGGTCCATCGGTTACGTATTTCCTGTTCCTGTCTAGCAATTTCCTGTTGCTGTAATGCTTTTTGAACATCAGCTGCAGATTTGAAACCGCTATTTTCAAACTGACTTATTACGTCAGACCACCGTTGAAACGCCTCTTGCTGTTGTTTTAAAGCTTTGGCTTCTTCATTAACTTCACGAAATCGTTCATACGGTACGTTAGATGGTTGCTCTGGAGCAACTGTATCTAACAGTTTTTGTCGAACACGAGTCTCTACCTGTGAAGGATCAAGGTCTGCATTTTGTTCAACAACTTGCGGATCACTAAAGGTGTCAGGTGTATCGTTTAACGCCCAGTCACCACTTGTGTCAGGAGTGGCGGCCTCTCTGACAAAGTCCATTAATGCTCCACCAACATTGCCCGGTGCCGCTGCTGGCGAGTCAGCGGTTCGTGTCACCATCTCTTCGGACATTTACATCATACCTTCTTGTTCTGAAAAATTGCCAGTTTCTTCTGGCGCCATGGTTTGCATCAAACGTTGCTTACCAAGGTCTGTGATTGCACCATCCTCGTTGGCAGCAGCTTGTATACCAGCCTTTGCCGACTCAAGTGCAATGTCTGCTTCAAGCTGTGCTTGAATTTCTGCAGCGCGTTTTTGCATTTCAATTTGCGCTTTAATTTGTTCTGCTTCAGGATCAAACTGCTTAGCACTTGACTGTGCTGCTGCCTGTTGCTCCATCATCATCATTTGCTGTGCTTGCATCTCTTGTTGTTTCTGTGCTTGCATCTCTAAGTGCTCATATATCCTAGATGCATGTGGCATATTTGTCAGTTCAATAAATAACCTGTTGGTGTCTGGATCCATTGGATCACCAAACACACCCATCTGTCGCAATGCTGCCATTTTTTGCAGACGTTGGTCTGGACTATCTTCCATGGATGAACCGGGGATATACACAATCCTGTATTGACCACCAGATTTCAAAGCGTCAAATCTCATAACACCTTGTCTGATCTGATCTTGTGGCAACATCTTGCCCTGTATATTTCCAACAAATGGAACAATGCCAAACTGCTCTACAAGAGAGACTTCCCATTCTTTTATCTTTGCTGCACTTATTTCAATGTCAGCACGAATAAATGAGTGTTGAGTATTGTCACTACGCTGAAGTAACCTGACTGCTTCAGCTGGTGTGCCAGCTGCTGCTTGTCCTTGAGACACATCATGTAATCCAGCAATATCCATCATGTCGCGTTCAATAAACTGCAACAATGGAAATAAGTCGCTTCCAATTCCCGGTGCTCTTTGAATTGTCGGAGGATGACTGCCACGCATATAATTAATTCGGCGATAAATGCGATTCTTGTCATCAATCTCATCGCCAGAGTTATCGTAAGCATCAGCCCCAATACCACTTAAATTCTCTACTAGAATATAATCTTTTTGGCCTTCAAACTGTTCAAGTAATCTGGAATACACACGATTATAAGTTGACTGCAATGCAGTCAAATCAAATCCTAAAGAATACCCATAAGGAGTTCCAGATCGTGGTTGCCATCGTAAAGGAATAAATGGAAATGAATCCTTTTTCTTATATGGCCATACACCTGCATACAATAAACAACTATTTGTAGAAACAATGTAACGACCATCAGGATAAAGAGTAGATGGCTTTTCCCAGTATTCATAGACTACTGCTGCCATTTTTTTAGTATCTTGGTTTGTCAAGTTAGCAGTTGATGGCGGAACCCAACCACGTCCAGATCCATTAGTGCCATGAAGATAACTATCAACATATCCACTATTAACACCAGACATAGCATCAGGTTTAACGGCCTTGCCAATTTCACCATACGAATCAACAAACCAAGACAATGGCTTAACCATTGCATGAATCATCCAGCGAACATCGTCATCACGCTTTGCTGTAGGATCAAGATAAACATCAAACGCTGGAAGGATTTGCTCGACAACATCTCCCACTCGCATCTTAGTATGTCCAATCACCTCACTTGCAGTAGCATCCATTTGTGGAACTACTTGCTCTCGCGTGTTATCCCAGAATACTTTGACGTATGACGTACCACATACACAAGCCCAGCGAACACGCTCTTTGGTTTGTGTTTCTCTATCGTATTTGCGATTGTAGTGACTAAGTAAATAATTAGCTTCATCTGCAGCTGACAGATCAACTGGATTGTGACTAATTGGTACAGCAGAAACATCTGGAGAACACTGCGTTAATTTTCCAACTACACCATCAATAAGAGGAC